AATATTTATATGAACTATTATTGTTGTTATCAGAATCTATTTGTAATTCATATGTGTATATACATGAATTCATACATTCGCTATGAAATTTACAGCGAATTGACTGATACGTAATTTTCAAATCATTATGCACTTTAAATTGTATACAATCCTGTGGCCCAGTTAAAACAGTATTATATAGACCCGGAATTTCAAATGTTTTTGATGAGTTAACAAAACATTTTACACGTGTTAATGGATAGTCACACATACCCAGACAGGTCATATTTAATTCATTGAATCTTAGAGATCTAGATCCACAGTTATCTCCTGATACGTAACCAAAGGCTAGTATATGGAATACCAATACCAATAAGATGCTTTGCATCGATGCGAAGCATCTATAACATAACATTTATTCTTCATCCAATTCTTTAATATTCTTAAGTTTTTTAGTTCTGGTTTTGGGTTCTGTTTTGGTTTTGGTTTTGGGTTCGGTTTTGGTTTTGGTTTTGGTTTTGAGTGGTTTTTTCGTTTTTGGTTCGGGTTCAGGTTCAGGTTCAGGTTCGTTTTCGAGTTCAGGTTCGGGTTCAGGTTCAGGTTCATTTTCGTTTTCATTTTCAGATTCGTTTTCGTTTTCGAGTTCAGGTTCGGGTTCGGTTTTGGGTTCGGTTTTGGGTTCGGGTTCGGGTTCGGGTTCGGTTTTGGGTTCGGGTTCGGGTTCGGGTTCGGTTTTGGGTTCGGTTTTGAGTGATTTTTTCGTTTTGGTTTTGGTTTTGGTTTTGGGTTCAAGTTCAGGTTCGGTTTCATCATTGCATCTAAAAAGTTTTCCCATTTGTTTTTCTAGTTGTAATTTTGTAATACTTGATGTTGGTTCATAAGAGAATAATTCTTTCAAGACATCATTTAAAAAAATTTTACGTTTATTTTCACGATCTTTAAGATTATTATCTGTTACATATTTGTATACAAGATCATAAATAATTCTTTGTGTAAATGATTGTTCGTTTGCATCAACATTGCAATATGTTTGTAAAAATGTAATAAATTTTTGTTCTGGTATAATATTAATTTCGGAAAGTGGGTCGTAGAATAGATGATTAAAATGTGATTGGATATCCGTATATGAATATAATTTATTATTTTCCAACTTTAAAAGTGTAACGAGAGTATCATCACATCTGATCAGTTTCTTATTTTGGGTATCTTGAAGTTTGTTATCTGTAATGTATTTGCATATGGCCTTGGTGACATCATTTCTACTTTTTTGACATGACATGTCGCAGTCCAAAAAGGTTGCCAATTGTTGCGTAATAACGCGCAGCTTTCCTAGACCTGTATTTGTAGATTGTCTAGTGACACGTTGTTTTACAGGTTTATATGTAGATATAACCCAAGCAAATCCATCCGTAACATTAGCTGTTGCTAGATTTAATTTAATTGTTGCTTTTGCATCTAAATTTAGAGTAGATTTATTAAGGATATTAATGATGTATTCAATATCCTTGGCAATTTTTGATACACTATATCTTTTGTCTTCGCTCATTTAGACCTTAATTTTATCTTTAAACTAGATTTTGTTATTTCCATACATCTCCCCATGATCCTGTAGTTGATGTATGGGCATAATCAGTTGATGTATTTTCAAAAAAATTAGTATGTACTGTAGCATCGATCATTGTTTCCAATTGAGGAATTGGATTTTTTATTTCTGCAAATAAATTTTTATAATTCATTGCCCTTAGTCTCATGTTAACAATATATCTAATATATGATTTGAAATGTTTTTTTGTTATGCCGAAAAGCTCATCGAATGTGTATTTTTCAAATACAACATCTATAAATGCTTCTTCTAATGCTACCATATCTTTTGCTATCTTGTAAATCATTTCTTGTAAAACATCTAAACGTATGCGTTCGGATTCTGGTAAATCATTGTTACTGTTTTCAGAAACAAATACATTGAACAAATCTATCATTCCATTTGTATGATGAGATTCGTCTACCATCGACCATTCAATAATTTTTCCCATACCTTTCATTAATCCATTAAGAGGAAAGATTAATAACATTGCAAATGTTGAAAATAATTGCATTCCTTCTGTAAATGCTGAGAATAATGCCATACTTGCAGCTAAATGTTCTTTAGCAGAACTTGATGTATCGGTTATATTAAATTTTGTTGTAGAAAAATTTTTAATATATTCATGTTTATTGCGCATTGATGCATATTGAAGAAATTCTGAATATGTGCTCTCTGGCATACCCAATGTTTCGATTAAATATGAATATGCATCTATATGAATTGCTTCTCGAGCAGCAAATCCTCCCATCATCATTACTATTTCAGGCATTTTAAAATAAGGAAGATATTCTTTGTAATATGCATCAGCTATATCTATATCTCCTTGTGTAAAGAAACGAAAAATATTTGTAAGAAATAATCTTTGATTTTCAGTTAATTTATTATTCCAATCATAGACATCATTATGCATAGGAACCTCTGCAGGTAACCAATGATGTTTTTCATGATTTAACCATCTTGTATAAAATTGTGGATATGTAAATGGTTTAAAATATTTACGTTCATTCAATATTTGCGACATTTATTTAATTTTTTAATATTTATATTAATAAAAACACAAGCCCTCTGGTGTAACGGTTAGCACATTAGTCTTATAAACTAAAAATTCGAGTTCGATTCTCGAGAGGGCTATGCAGTAGTTAAAAACATTAATTAAATAACAATATGAAAATGAATAATTATTATTTATTTGCAACTATTCTGTTAGCATGCATTGTTACGAACTCTAATATTGTCTTTCAGAGTCTATATATACATCAATATACCCAAGAAGAAGAAGATAAAAGTAATACTACAGTTCTTTTAGAATTAAAGGATGGTAATTGTACAGCTACTGCTTATTGTTACGAATTTTGCAGAAATTTTTTAGCTACGTGTGGAGAGTGTCTACATAATTATAATGATGGTGATTATCAATATTTTTGTGCATGTCACTATTGTGCACCCAATATTACATGTGGTAGTTGTAAGCGCATTTCAATGAAATTCTAAATTTTTAAAAGAGATTCTCTTTTAAAAATTTTACACTGCGACGTTCACTTCTTTGCTGCTGCATTGCGCGATTGCAAAAACATTCCTATCAGACCTACGATACCAAGCCCTAATGCCAAGTACAATAAATAATTTTTTTTTCCTCCAGATTCTAAAAATCCCACATATTTAGATTTCTCTGCATTGGAATTAATAGAATTTGTTGGTATATTGGAAAATATAGTACAATCGTTAGATGTTTCCTTACCGCAAGAAATAGATTTCCACTGTGATCCATTATATTTAAAAAGTGTATTGGTATTATAATTTATAAATAAATTTCCATCATTACCCTTTCCACTTGGATCAACATTATCCCAATCTATATTTGAACTAAATGTTCCAATATTGCGTTTATTATTTTTTTCACATACCCATAATTTATTTGATGTTGTATCTAACCATATTGTATCCTTTAAATCATCAGATGGATCTCCAGATCCTTTTTTATATTCCATACGTGAAATAATTTGGGTTTTATCTTTATTTTCAGGTGTATAACTTTTTATACAAGCTGTTCCCAGTTGTGTTTTATAAAAAGTTGCTGTTCCATCATTCCAATCATATGCATAAAATTTTCCATCTAAACATTTTTCAGATGCTAATCTAGAACTTGAAACAGGTTCTGTAATTTTGTCTTTAATTTCGCAATCGGAATTTTCACTAATTAATTTATCTACATAGCCATAACTTGAAATATAATTTCCATCAAGCCACGTAAAATATAAAATACTACTTATTACAGATGATATCAATGTTATTGGAAAAATTATTTTAGTGATTGCTGATACACCAAATGTAGCACTTCCTCCACCAATAACTATAATACTAATTAATATTAATGCAATTGCCCATAATGATAAACCTTCGGATTTGGCTATAGCAGCTTGATCTAATTTTGATTTTATATCTTGAATTGTTTTATTTGAATTTGTAGCATTCTGTACGCAATCATTGAACATGTTATTAATTTGTTTTGTTCTAATATTTGAAATATTTACATTTCCTTTAGTATATTCTACGATAATTACAATATTCTGTTCAGTGTTTGTCAAACATGTTTGTATTGTAGTATTTTTAATTTCAATACATGCTTTTATGAGTGTATCAATAGTATTTGAAGCGTTACTAAATTGTAATAAATTTATTCCCGAAATTACAGATTTTGCTGCTTGTGAAATCTGTTGATCTAATTTCTGATTGATCTCTGTATTAACAAGCGTTGTTTGTAACGCTCTAATATTTACAGTTGCTTGTTGTTCAAAAACATTATCATGTATATTAACATCTCCTTCTGTATCTGAAATTTTAATAATTAAACTTTGATTGTTATTAACTTGTTGTTTTAATAAAATTTCATTAGTAGAGGTAGTAAGAATATCTGACATAAATTTAACTATATTTGTAGAAATAGACGAACCCATTTATTTAACTTTAAATGTACAGACAAAATGTGATATTCAGCAGACCATTTACTGCTGAATTTTTTCGAACAGACGGAACATGTGTTATTATTTGTTAAGAATTCTTGCATTAAATTATTATGATACATTATATGCTTGATAGCTATTATCATTCGTTTCGATTTTTTTTTACACGTCAAACATCTATAAATACCATTGCGTATTTTAAAGTGATTTTCAAGTACGTGCACAAAAAAAATATCAAAATTAAATATTGGATGTTTACAAACATTGCAATAAATTCCTATATGTAATGTTTGTTGTAAAACATCTTCAGCTAATGTTTTAGTTTCCATTTTAACGTTTCACTGTTTACTATAATTGCATATTTTTAGATGCTTTTGCATCTTATTTAATAAAATGATTGTTCCATTAGAAATTGTTTCTGCACATAGAAACAGAATAGTATATCCTAATCCTTTTTTTTTCAAAGTAACATTTAATAATACAGGATTACAGAATACAGGAATTACATCTACAGATCCTATTACATTACAACTTCCAATTGCAGTAGGAAAATATGATAAAATTAGCTCTTTGAGACCGCTATTACAATGGACTGGTTTTACAATTAATGTTACTGGTATTATAATCGATATCAGTGATGCAAATGTTCAAATACAATTTACTTCAAGTTTTGATCAAACACCTAATCATTATAGAGGATTACAATGCGTATTTGTAGGAGGATATTGGTCAAGAATTACTGATTATAAATATTTGGGATCTAATCTTGGTCTTGTAACACTTGATAAAATTCCATATCTTTTACCGTCAATTGGATCGAACGTTACAATATCTTCTAATCCAACACAAACAACTACAACACTCTCTGTTATGTTTGTACCAAACACACTTCCTAATATGGAATTGGTAGATTTATTTTGTTACAACGAAACTATTTTAGAAAGTAGACGTATAGCACGATATTATCAAAAAAATTCACAAATTATTCTTGAAACTCCTCCTTTAACATTATGGTCAAATACTCATACTTTTAGTATAAGACGTGAACTTCCCTTTATAACATCTGTAGTATTATCTACAGCCAATTCTATTACTGTTAGTAATGGAGTAGAGGGATTTGTACCAGGAGATTTTATTAAAAATACCAGTACTAACGAGATTGTGTTAATCATAGAAATTAATTATACTTTGCAAATATTAACATATTCACCATCATCTTCACCATGGGCAATTGGAACAATCGTAGAATTATTAAAATTTAATTCTGAGAATTCAAACTTTATCACTTATTCTAGTATTCAAAGAGAATCGTTAACTACAGAATATGAAATAGAATTAATTTCATTATCCATACCCAAATGTATTCTCAACAATATTTTTCCTAGTTATAAATTATCACAAGTATATGTTGAATTTTCAGATACATCAAATCCAAATATTAATAATTTCATGTCTAATAATCCAGGAAATAGAAAGGCTCTATTTAAAGCAACTCCAGTGTCTCAATTATCTGGAAAAAATTCTAAAAAACCTTTTATAAAATTTTCAGGAGATGGTGCAAAAAAAAATATCAAGTTCAGATTATCTGCTTCAAGCTTTATATTTGCTATACGAGATATCGATGGTAAGGTGTTATCAAATGTTATTTCCGATACATTATCTCCTAATCCTCCTAATCCATTATTACAATGTGAAGCCTTATTTAACGTAAAACTAATATAAAAACAAAACTATAGACAAAATGTCATTATCACATGCTATTATAACTTTAAATGTGATACAGAATATTACTAATATTACGTATCTTAGTCCTCCTGTATGCGATGAGCAAATACGCATTTTCTGGCCCAAACAACGTAGATGGAATTATAGACATTTTTCTCAATGTGATCGAACAGATGGTTATCTTGATTTTACATATGGAGTTAAACAAATAAATTCTCGATGCCCATGGGGATATCCTGTAGAATTATTTTGGGAAGCAAAAAAATGTGTATTGCAGCCTGATATATTTAACTATACACAAGATTGGAAAATGTTAAATATAAAACTGAACCGCGCAAAGTGTATAGAGCCTTCGAGATATTGTACCTCGATAGACTCAGACCAAATATGCACTGAATCAAAATCAAAATATGATTTCTCATCAAGAATCTGTATAAAACCACAAAAATCTGAATGCAATATTGGAAATTCGTCTGCAAATATTTCTCCAATTATATCTGTACAATGGCCCAATGATAATGACAATTATACCGATTTATTAAAAAGATGGCAATTCGAATACTCTCCCAGAATGCCAATTTTTAAAAAACGGCCAATAAAAATAGAATGTTCTTATAATACATCACATATAGATAGAGTTCAACAAATATGCGCATTTCAAAAATTGGCTAATAGAAAAGACTATGATAATTTAATGATGAACAAATGTGTTATGGGCTTTGAACGAAATCATACATTTTATAATGCATGCAAATCTTGGTATGATAAGTTACCAAATCAAACATATTTTATAAATAATTATTGTAATATCCTTAAGGATAACTATGAATGTAAATGTTTTCTAAAAAACAAGAATGATGATTTTAAAAATAAACAAACTATATTTAATATATCATCCCCGACTCATTGTTGGTATAAACCATGCGAATATAATTATTTTTCAAATCACACCTACAAATGTAACGATAACACCACTAACATATGTAACATTATTGAAAAGCATACATCATATTTGCTATTCGACAGAAATGAAATAGTAGATGCTTGTGAGATTCCAGAAATACGGTTTAGAGATTATAAAACTAAAATGTATTTCTGGATTTCTATAACAATGTTTTTATGTATTACAGTGTCATTAATATTTATACTATATCATTTATGGAATTATGTAAAATTATTCTATTGAGACGTTTCACTGCTGCGCTACGTTGAAAGAATGTAAAACTAATATAAAAACAAAACTATAGACAAAATGTCATTATCACATGCTATTGTAACTTTGACTACGATACAAAATATCACTAATATTACGTATATTAGTACTCCGGTATGCGATGAGAAAATATACATTCTCGAACTCTTTGGCAAAAAAATTGGCCCAAGACCACGTTTATGGAATTATAGACATTTTTCTCAATGTAATCGAACAGATGGTTATCTTGATTTTACATATGGAGTTAAACAAATAAATTCTCAATGCCCATGGGGATATCCTGTAGAACGAAGTGGAGACCCAAAAGAATGTGTACATCGACCCAAAGAACATGACTATACACAAGAGTGGAAAATGTTAAATATAAACTTCTCAATCCCTATATGTCTTAAATCAAATGATTTAACAAATAGGTTATTGTCAGGAAAATGTATAAACCTAAGGCCTATATGTCCTAAATCAAAATATGATTTCTCATCAAGAATCTGTATAAAACCACAAAAATCCGAATGTATTATCGGAAATTCATCTACAAACATCTCTCCAATTATATCTGTGCAATGGCCCAATGATAATGACAATTATACCGATTTATTAAAAAGATGGCAAGAAGAAGACTCTCCGGAAATGCCAAATTTTAAAAAACGGCCAATAAAAATTACATGTTCCTATAATACATCACATATAGATAGAGTTCAACAAATATACGCATTTCAAAAACTGGCTAATAGAAAAGACTATGATGATTTAATGATGAACAAATGTGTTATGGGCTTTGAACGAAATCATACATTTTATAATGCATGTACATCTTGGTATGATAAGTTACCAAATCAAACAAGATTTGTAAATAATTATTGTAATATCCATAAAGACCACTATGAGTGTAAATGTTTTCTTAGAAACAATAATGACGATTTTAAAAATAAACAAACTATATTTAATATATCATCCCCAACTCATTGTTGGTATAAACCATGCGAATATGATTTTTTTTCAAATCACACCTACAAATGTAACGATAACACTACTAACATATGTGACATTATTCAAAAGCATACATCATATTTGTTATTTGACAGAAATGAAATAGTAGATTCTTGTGAGATTCCAGAAATACGGTTTCGAGATTATAAAACTAAAATGTATTTTTGGATTTCCATAACAATGTTTGGATGTATTACAGTGTCATTAATATTTATACTATATCATTTATGGAATTATGTAAAATTATTCTATTGAAACGTTTCACTGCGACGTTTCACTGCTGCTGCGCTGCTGCTGCGCTGCTGCGCTGCTGCGTTATGTTGAAAGAAATGATAAATTTTAATAACAGTATCTTGTTATTAAAATTTAAAAACAACTTTTGATATATAAATGGATTTCGCGAATGAACTAGTATCGTATAATGAACTAGTATCGTATAATGACTCAAATGTTCGTGTAATGGGAACATTTGATAAACCATGGTTCTGTGGTAATGATGTGGCAAAAATTCTTGGATATTCTAATATAACTCGAGCTATTAGGGTACATGTAGATGATGAAGATAAAACAACTATTCAGGCACTAATGGTAGGTACAGGGGGGGGGACCAAAATGGTCCCCCCCCCTGTACCAGCCATAGAAGATGGCAGTAAAACAATATACATTAACGAATCTGGTCTATACTCATTAATATTGTCAAGTAAACTCGCAATCGCCAAATCATTTAAACGATGGGTTACATCCGAACTTTTGCCCAAAATTCGGACACGTGGCGAATACAAACTTAAACAAACAATTGCTGAAAAAGATAATGCTCTCAAAGAAAAAGATAATACCATCAAAGAAAAAGATAATGCTCTCAAAGAACAAGACGAAAAGATTGAACAACTCGAACGCGTCCAATTTCAAATGCAAAACTTTATTACAAATGTCAAAGTGCGCACACAAACTGACTATATCTACATAGTAACTACCTCTCAATACGCTGCTAATAATAACTTTAAAATTGGTCACACTGAAAATCTCGTGTCAAGATTAAATGGCTACAACATAGGCCAAGCAGAAAACGATAAATTTTATTATTGCTACGCAAAACGTGTTTACGAAGCTCAAAAATTAGATAAACTTTTACATGATCTTTTGATCGAATTCAAAGATAGCAAGCGAAAAGAAAATGTTATTTTTCATTTCACTTATCTCGTTAAAATTATAGAGTTTGTTTCGGAAAACTTTAATGAAAGTTTTGAATTCCTTAACGAATTTATCAAGAATGATTTGGAAAGATCGTATGAACTAAGACCAGTTATCCCAAATCCCATTGATATTGGTACAACACTTTTACGTACAGATCAAACATCAATCAAATTATCAGCATGTTCAGAACAACAAATTATCGACTTGCTTTCCGAAATTTGCAGTACAGCAAATGTACCTAATTTAACACGTAAAAAATTATTAGAAATTTTGGAAGAAAAAAATTACAATACAAAAGGTGCAAAACAGAAAATTTGGAGCAATGCAAAAGTAGTTTGTGATAGATTAAATTTGGCATTAACATATTAATTTTAATAACAGAATCGTGTTATTAAAATTTAAAACAACTTTTAAATTAAATTACAATACAGGGAATCCTAATGCACCTCCACTAATTCGAATGATATTATTATTTAATGCAGTAATGATAAATTCGAATGTTTGTGCATAGTTTTGTCCAGATCCAGCTGCTCCAGATCCAGCTGCTCCTACAATTGCAGCCTGACTGGCATGTGGTATAATAGATACATTGGTTAGTTTTCCATAATTTGTACTACCCATGGGATCTATTTCATTAAATGCAAGAGAATATGAATATTCATGAAATCCTGTTAAACCTGGAATTGAGGGTGCATGGTACCATGGATTTACCAAACTGAAATAATCACTTCCCATATGATGTAAACGATTTGTATTTTCATATATTAGTGTTGTATGATCAATTGGATCAAATGCTCCAGTTGGTGGTTCCAATATAACTGTTGTTGGGGTAACCACAGCACTTGCTGTAGTATAATTAGACCAAACATTTTTAAAAGTATTGTTTCTAATTGCAAAAAATAATGCTTTAATAGCATGAGAAAATCGAATATCATAACTTGGTTCAGGATTATTAACTGGATTAAACACATGTCTTGGAGCAGTTTGTATTTGTTCAACAAGAATATCACGTACACTACATCCCATTCTTCGTCTTTCTTCGTTACTAACAATTGCATAATTTCCCCATACTGTAGCTTGGGAAATAATTGGAGCAGTTGCAATATCTGCAGTTGCACCAACAACAGGAACAACAGATTGACTTGCAGTAGAAGAGACATTATCAAGAATTAGTAGCTGATCCCAATCTCTAAATTGGAAATTAATTCTCATTTCATTGTATGGAAGAGCTGCGGTAGGAAGAGCCACACCAGAATCACGAGAAAAGAAAAATGGTAGTGGTAAATTTAGATCCATTTCCGGAAGACTAACAGCACCTGGAGTAGTTGGAGGAGGCTGCGGTTGAATTAATGATGAAATATTTCCTATCATATTGTCATATCCAATGGCTTTTGATGCAGGAGTAGTAAATGCAGCCCAAAAATCTAAATGATAATTATCAAATCGTGCTGCAACTAGATCATTAAATGTAATTGAACATTCTCTGATTAAATTATGCATAAAATTTTTAGTCCAACGAATTCTTCCATTGTTTGCTCCTACTACAGGAGTATTATAGAATTGGTTTGTCGTAAGAAGTGTAATAGCTGGAATTTTAACACGAAGCCATGTATACATTAAATAATCACCAGCTCTAGATATACTAGCAGACCATTCTGCTCCAAAATTTGGAAATCCATTAGCACGAGTAAGACTTACAGGTACTTGTGTAAACCATGTTGATTTTCTAGTTTCTCTAACAAAATATGCTGTAGATGTTTTTCCTCCATACATATATTTTTCGATTTCATCTTTTGTTGCAATATCAATAAACCCAGAGGTCACGTTTGAACTAGAGATTGACATTTATTAGATGAACAAAAATTTAATTAAAATTTTTGTCTACCCTACAATTATTTAATACACTGCAAAAAACACGAAATGCTAAATAGATGCAGTTAAAATTATAGAATATGATGCAAAGCATAGTAGTGAAATGTCGCTAAATATGTTGAAAGGATGTGTTTATGTCATAACAACACAAGATTATGAAAAATCTAATATATATAAAATTGGATGCACGTCCAATTTGAGCAAACGATTAAAAACTCTTAATGCTACAAGAATAGATAATGATAAATTTAAAATTAAAACAACTATACACACAATGACATATTATGAATTAGAGTTAGGTATACATAAAATATTATACAAATACAGACTCAATAACGAATTTTTTAGATGCCCTTATTTTAAAATAATTAATGCAATACGTGAATTTTCAAAATCGCATCCATCATCTTTTATTTTTTTTGATGTTATTTTGTATACCGCACATAAAAACAAATTAACTTTTGAATCGGGTATTTGGTCATGTTTGGATGATAATATACATTGCAATTTTAATGACGATAATATGATATTACAAATAAAAAAATGGTTAATAAATTATGATAAATATACAGTTTTCACAAAATTTGCTCATTATAGTTTTTGGGAAGATATTCTACAGACATTAAAAGATTATTTTAATGTTCAAGATAGCGAATATATAAATTTTGATATTTCAGAAAATGATGTTGATTATCTATGCAGAAAATTCAACTGTTCTATAGATATAAATTTGCAAACAAATGCCTAAAAATCATTACTTAAATCATTACCCAAAGACGATGCAGAGCATCTTCATCAAACTTTAAAAACATCACTGATGTTTTTAAAGTTTATTAGAAATTAAACTGTTATAATATAGCATTAATAAACAATGCCTAAAAAAACGCCTGAACGTAAATCATCTCCTAAAAAATCATCGCCTAAACGCAAATCATCTCCTAAAAAATCATCTCCTAAACGCAAATCATCTCCTAAAAAATTATCGCCTAAACGCAAATCATCTCCTAAAAAATCATCACCTAAACGCAAATCATCACCCAAACGCAAATCATCACCTAAAAAATCATCACCTAAACGAAAATCGCCACCTAAAAAATCATCACCCAAACGCAAATCATCACCTAAAAAATCATCACCCAAACGCAAATCATCACCTAAAAAATCATCACCCAAACGCAAATCATCACCTAAAAAATCATCACCCAAACGCAAATCATCACCTAAAAAATCATCTCCCAAACGCAAATCATCACCTAAAAAA